AAGTTAATTCCAGACAAAGAGAACTACGATAAACACTATCTGGAATCGATTACAGAGTGGTGGAAGAAGAAAGCACAGGCCAGATATGATAATCTAAAGACTGAAGGAAGATTGCGTTCCGAGATTGAGGTCTGGACAGGCGAAAAAGAACTTGACATTATTCGGTAGTAGTGTTAGCATAAATACTTCATTAATCGATGGAGTATTGAATGGCGTCAGCATTAAACGCAAACGAATTTTTTAAAGTTCCGAGTAAAAGTAGACCAGACAGAAAGAAAGTTTTCCTTGACAAGTATAAGGCGAGCTCACCTTTCGATATGGTTGATGGCACTCCTGTTGTTTTTAAGTATGAACCTGCAATCTACAAAAAAGTAGAGGCATTACAACCTGGTGATGCCGCAGGTTATAATTCTATTCAACTTAAAGCATTAAATGGCAAGACTTATAAAATGAATAAGATTGCCAAAACAAAAGAGTTTGGCGGTGGCGGTGGTTCAGGTGCAGGTGCAGACTTAACTGCAATTACAGAATCGGGCCAATGTTATATTTCTTCAATTGCTTATAATGTTCTTAAACGAGAAATCAAATGGGAAGATTTGTCGTATGCGAATCTTAAAGAAGCCGCAAAGTATGTTGATGCAAGTGATTCTTTGGAAACTGTGATTGAAAAATCACCACCAGAATGGGTGCAGTCGTATATTAAAACTGCAAACATTACATTTAAGAATTACAAAATGCAACCTGGTAAACCTGTTTACTTCCACAGAGGTTCACAGTTTATGAGTGGTGTGTATGCGGCCAAAAAAGTTGTTTTTGATAGAGACAAGGCAAGTAAAACACAACAAGCACCAGGTTCATTCTCTGATGATAAGTGGAATCCAGGTGACATTTGGCAGACTACATTAAGAGCCGTACCACCAATTGCGACAGATTCATGGTCGTCATTGAATATGGATATTTACAAATATGCCAGAGCAAAACAGATGTTGGGTGTGTCTCTCAAAAAAGTTGGAGATAAAGCACACATTGATGAATACAATGAACCTAAATTGGCGAAGAAAGAATATCGTTATGAAGGTTTTCGTGTTTCATCAAAGACAGAAAGAGGTGCTTTGCCACCATTTTTTAATTCGATTGACTTGTATATGCAAGTAAGTGGTAGAGAAATTCAGTTTCGTGCCACATCAGGAGAAAAGAGTTGGCAAGGTGAGATTAAAGCAGAAACTGCCGCAGGTGGTAAAATTGGTGGTGGTAATGTGAACTTCTATTTGAAGAAATATACAGGTAAAAACTTGTTCAATCGCACAGAAGATGAAGTTCTCGCCTTTACAAAAACAAAAGATTTTATGAAAGAATTTTACGGTTTGTATAAAAAACATTTCAAAGAAGCGGGCATCGCAGGTCAACCTGTTACGATGGAAGCATTTGAGAAGTTTGTAAAAGCAAAGCAAAAAGATTCTTTAGGTTATGCATTTTCAAAGTATATGAATATGAAGTTCATAGATATATTTTTAAGCAAACCTGCAGCAATTCGTAATAAAATTGCGACAGACTTTTTTAGGTATGCCGCATCAAATACAGACCAGAGTTCATTTTTTATAAAAGTATCTTAAATGAAATTTACAGACTATCTAACAGAATCAAAAGAAAGCAAGAATGTTCACCTAGAACATCTTGAAGATGAAATTTTGAACCGTGGTGTTCAAGGTGCCAGAGATGCAATTAATTTTTTACAAGCATTGCGTGATATGCTTGCAGGCCATTCTTCATCTAAAGTAAACATCACCACAAAGTGGGATGGTGCACCTGCCGTTTTTTGTGGCACTAATCCAGAGAATGGTAAATTCTTTGTTGGCACAAAATCTGTATTTAATAAAAATGCAAAGTTAAATTACACAGAAGATGACATTGATGCAAATCATCCAGGTGAAGGTCTGAATAAAAAACTAAAAGTTGCATTAAGATACTTACCAAAATTAAATATTAAAGGTGTTCTACAAGGCGACATGATGTTCACCAAAGGTGACATTAAAAAAGAAGTTATTGATGGTGAATCATACATCATCTTTCAACCAAATACAATTGTGTATGCCGTTCCTGCTGATTCTAAATTAGCACAATCTATGTTGGCTGCACAACTTGGTGTAGTATTTCACACATCATATACTGGTCGCACAATGGAAGATATGAAAGCATCTTTTAATATTGATGTGGGTAAATTATCTTCAACAAAAGATATTTGGTTTCGTGATGCATCTTTTACAGACACTTCTGGTTCTGCCACATTCACAGAAGAAGAAACAAAACAGTTGACTACCATTTTGTCTTTGACTGGTAGGTTATTTCAAACTATTCCTTCTTTGACATTGAATAGGATTTCTTCAAGTGAAACCATTTTAACTTATATCAAAACATTCAACAACAGTAAAATTCGTGAAGGTAAAAAAATTACAAATACTAGAGCGCATACATTAGAGTTGATAAGATATGTTGAAACAAAATTAAACAAAGATATTGCAGATGCCAAAAAAGAAGAAACAAAGAAAAAACGCATCGCAGAGAAAACAGAGATTATGAGATTTTTCCGTAATTCTGCAAATGCTTTGACTGCAATTTTTGATTTACAGAATTTACTTGTTGATGCAAAGTTAATGATTGTTCGTAAGTTGGAAACAATCAAATCAATTGGCACATTTGTAAGAACCGATACAGGTTTTAGAATTACTGCACCTGAAGGATTCGTTGCAGTAGATAGATTAAAAGGTAACGCAGTTAAGTTAGTTGATAGACTAGAATTTAGTCAAGCAAACTTCAATGCACAAAAAGCATGGGACAAATAATGGCATCGACATACGACATTAGTAAAATTATGGAAGAATACGGTGAAGCCGATTTTGGTTTTACCGCAGTAGATGAAGCAGAATATCAAGCAGTTATTGCAGAAAAAGATGAGACTGTTGAAGAATATAAAGCAAGACTACAACAAGTAGAAAAGATTATTATGCCTTTCTTAACCAATCTTTTGAAAACACAAGCACAACCTTACATTCATTGGCCAAATCGTGGACCTGTAATTGAGAAACAGATTCAAAAGATTTTATCGTTGACGAGGGGATAATGTTATCGTTCAAACAATATCTAATTGAAGAAGATACTGGTGGTTTAACCATCTTTGATATTGACGATACATTATTTCACACTACTGCAAAGATTCTTGTTAAAAAAGATGGTAAAGTTGTCAAAGAATTAGACAACCAAGAATTTAATCAATACATTTTGAAACCAGGTGAAGAATTTGATTTTCATCAATTCAAAAGTGCTGAAAAGTTCCACAAAGAATCTAAACCAATTGCTCGTATGTTGGCAAAAGCCAAAATGATTTTAAAAAATAGTTTAAATAATCCAAAGAGTAAAGTTATTATTGTTACTGCAAGAGGCGACTTTGATGATAGAGATACTTTCTTGGCAACATTTAGAAAGTATGGTTTTGATATTGATAAAGTGAGAGTTGAAAGAGCAGGCAAAATTGAAGGTGATATCTTACCAGCGTTCAAAAAAGTGATTATAATTAGAAACTATTTGCGAACTGGACAATTTGGTAGAGTAAGACTGTTCGATGACAGTATGACAAATCTAAAAGAATTCTTGAAAATGAAAAATGAATTTCCAAAGATTACATTTGAGGCATTCTTTGCAAATCCAGATGGCACAGTAAGGACAGTTAAATGAAATTCAAAACCAAAGTCGATGAAGCCGCATATGTTGGCAACATTGGTGCAATGGAAATGTTCAAGTTTCACCAAAAAGCAAACGATGAACAGAAAAAGAAGTTGCAAAGTTTAATTCAAAAGAAAGACACTAAAGGTGCCTGGAAACATATTCAAACTGTTACAGGAGTTAAACTACATAAAAGTGTATATGAAGAACATGGTGCGGGTGAAGATGGTACTGACGAACTTCGGAAGAAATATCAAAAAGACACACCAGGACAAAAAATTAAATCATTTAGTGATTATGTAAAGACTAAGTAATTATATCATTGGAGTTTATTATGAAAGACATTGTGGTTGGTTGTATCACTGGTTATACATTTGACAAAATCAAACCTTGGGTTAATTCGTTAGACAAGTCTGGTTTTGATGGTGTGAAAGCCATGATTTGTTATAATGTAGATTATGAAACCGTGGAAGAACTTGTCAAAAGACAATACACAGTTCTAGCGTTCGGTAAGAACGACAATCTCAAAAAATTCGAATACAAAGAAAACTTCTCTATTGTTGTAGAGAGGTTTCTTCACATGTGGTATTTTCTAAAGAAGTTTCAAGGACAATACCGATACATTATTTCTACCGATGTTAAAGATGTAGTCTTTCAGACCAACCCATCTGAATGGATTGAAAAGAACATTGGTGATAAAGAAATTAATGTTGCATGTGAATCGATTCGATACAAAGACGAAGATTGGGGCAATCACAATCTTTTCAAAGCATTTGGTCCATTAGTTCACGACCACAATCAAAACAATCTCATCTATAATGCCGGCACAGTATCAGGTAAGTTTGATACAATGCGCGATTTCTTTTTGAATGTTTACATGTTATGTAATGGCACAAGTCATTGGACAGAAGGCGGCGGTGGTCCTGACCAGGCAGCAGTTAATATTCTGTTGAACATGAAACCATATAAAGATATCACCAACTTTGCAATGAGTGAAGATGGTTATGCGGCACAACTAGGTACAACAGGTCCTCATGTTGCAGGTAAATATGCTGACAAGCTGGTTGAAAAATCTCCTATTTTAGTAGATAATATGGTTTGCACAAGTGATGGTCGACCATTTGCAATCGTTCATCAGTATGATAGAGTTCCCGAATGGAAACAATTAATTGAGAAAAAATATGAGTGATACATTAATTATTGATACTACATCAAATTTAGTAAGAGAACCAGTTCAATGCCGTGACCCATACGACCACTTAGGTCCTGAAGAATGGGTGCAGAAACAAATTGAATATGGTCGAATTGAATCAAACATTTCTGGTCGTGGACTTCTACCTTTTATCCAAGAGTTGAGTGGCGACCTAGTTGGTTGTGAAATTGGTGTGTGTCACGGCTTCACAACAGAATATTTTCTAAAAAATACACCAACAATTAAAAAAGTATATGTTGTTGATAACTATCCCTCTTTTATCGATTGGGATGGTACAAGAATCACCGCAGAGAGACAAGAAGTTACAAAAAGATTGTGTAAATCAAGACTAGAACAATTTGGTGATAAAGTTGTCTTTGCATATGAACATAGTGTAAATTTTGCACAAACACTTGAAGATGATTCTTTAGATTATGTTTTTGTCGATGGCGACCATAGTTACGAAGCGACACTTGCAGACATTCAAAACTATTGGCCAAAAGTTAAAAAAGGTGGTGTCTTTGCAGGTCACGATATCAATTTGACTTCTGTTGATGCCGCAGTTAAAGAATTCTTTAAAGAAACTCCTGTGAAGATTGTTGAAAATAATGCATGGTTTCTAATTAAATGAGACATTCAAAAGTAATTATTTGGGGTGCAAAACCTGATACAATGCACACACATGCCTTTGTGCATGAAGCACTTGTTCGTGCATCAAAACACGAAGGTTATCAAACATACTGGTTAGACAATAGAGATAACTTGCCAGATGAATTCTTTGATGATGCACTTATCATTTCAGAACAATGGTTAGTATTTCAAAATGGCATCAGCAACAATCTGCCACTTAGACCCACTTCAACATACATCATTCATTATCTTGGTAACAAAGGTCCT